CGATGTGTTCGAGCAGTTCCTTCTTCTTCGCCCCGGAGATGGCGGGCGTTGCGATCGCGACCGGTCCATCGTTGATGTAGATGTCCACGGCCTCGTCGTCCGGGTTGTCGTGTTCGCTGTTCTGCCAGCGGGTCAGCCAGCCGGGACCGAATTTGGCGGCATGTTTCGCATCGAAGTCGGTGAGCGCCTGAGCCTTGTCGGCGGCGACGGCAGCCAGTTCGGCATTCGCGGGATCGGCGGCGGCAGCGGCTTCGGCCTCCTGCTTGGCCCCCTCCAGCTTGGCGCGGTTGTCGAGGAGCGATGCGCTGCACGGGATGGCGAGCGCGAGGATGATGGCGGTGATGGTGGTGTGCATCTTCATGGTGGTGGTGTTCGTTTGGTGGTGAGGGTTCAGGGGGCGGGTTCGAGTTCGACGCGGGCCTTGCGCCATTCGGCGGGCCGCATGTCGTTCCACTTCCGCTGGCCGTCCGGGTGGGCGTCAAAGCCGGCCGCGTTCTCGAACGAGTAGGTCCAGATCAGGCTCGGGTGGTTTTCCTGCATCCACTCCGAGGACCCGAGGATGCCACGCGATGGCTGGAACAGTACCGAACGGCCGGGGCTGCCACCGGGCATGAGCTGGGAGGTCAGCGCGGTGGCGCTGTTCCACTTGAGGCGCTTGGTGTTGACCGGGTGGTCGAGCCAGACGGCGTCACCGGACGGGTGCCCGCCCGAGCCGTCCTGGATGTCGAAATACAGCCAAGGATCGGCGTCGCTGGTGCCGGTCCCCCAGGTCGGGTCGGCGGCGGCCCCGGTCGTGCAGGTGCGGTAGACGAAGTATTCCTGCTGGAGCGCGTAGGCGTCGCCGCTGGTCGAGGTGAAGGTCGTGCAATCCCACGGATCGACGACGTTGTTGGTCGATTGCAGATTGTCGTGGCCGAAGACCCACTTCGTTCCGTTCCACTGCGCCACATCGTCGGTGCCCAGCGCCTGGTATTCCTTCCGCCCGTTCACGGTGGCGCCGGTCGGGACGTAGTTGAGAACGAAGGTGCCGGCCTGCTGGACGAGGAAGCCCGGCTCGAAATTCCGGGTGGTGGCGCGGATCTGGATCTCGGTCCAGCCGTCCGGGACCACGATCTCGAAGACCGGGTAGCCGTCCTTCGTCGTGACGCTTGGCACGTTGATCTCGTCATTCGGGGTATAGACCTCCGAATTGCTGCCCAGGTCCCCGAGGCGTTCGGCATCCGCAATGAGGATGACCAACGTCAGGGCGACGAGCACGAGTGCGATGATCGACTGCTTCATTTAGAGGACGTTCTTCGATTTGAGGGTGTCAATCAGGGTGGCCAGCGCGTCGGTGAGGTCGTCGATGGTCGCGGTGTTGGCATCGAAGGCCTTGAGCGTGTTGCGAAGGGTCACGTCGTAGCCCTCGTCGGACTTCAGCACCATCGAGTCGGGTGCCGGGTAAGGCGGGTCGGCGTCGGTGGGGACGCCCTCGGTCCCGCGGTTCACGTCGTTCTCGACGACGACCAGAAAGGTGCGTGTGGAGGTCGGTTCACCCTCGCCCTCGCGCCAGGTGATCTCGCCCATGAGGGTGATCTCGGAAAGCTCCGAGCCGGTGGGAGAACCGACCTGCATGGCCGAGTCGAGCTCCACCGTGTTGAACGACGGCGAGCACTGGTAAAGCGGGTTCTCGGCTCCGGCGTCGGGAAGCGTCCAGTCGGCGGCGTGGACGAGGTAGCCGACATCGTAGCGGCCCCGTGGCTTGGCCCCGAACCGCAGCTCCAGGCTGCCGGGGTCGCCGATAGTGGCCGGGGTGGTCCCGTTGGCGAGGAAGGTGACATCGAGCCGTGCACCGTCGCCCCGCTTGAAGCGCAACGAGGTGATCGGGTTGCGGAATCCCGGACCCTCGATCAGTTGCAGCGTTTCGAGGTCGACGTAGAGCCTCACGCCCCCGGTGGGCTGTCAACCGACCTCACTGGATGGAAACGATCTTCGCCTTCCACCACACGTCGTTGTTGGCGATGGCATCGTCGGTCGAGCCGTCGATCTCGATGATGTTGCCGCAGGGACGGTCGGGCAGGTTGATCGTCACGTTGAACGGGCCGACCGCGACCTTGCCCCACGGATCGGCGTCGGTGACCTCGGTGCTTTCGTGGTAGAACTCCCGGGCCCCGTTGAGCCGGACCTCCAGCCAGTCGAAGCCGGTATTGAGGATCTCGATCTCGCCCCAGACCTCCAGCACGACCTGGGTGCCGCAGCACACGCCGAAAACGACGGTGCCGCTGACCGGCTCCTCGCTCTCGGCGCTCGGGTTGGATTCCGAATCCCCGTAGGCATTGGCCCGGTAGATCTCCCACTCGTTCGTGCCGATGGCATTGGCCGCCTCGATGAGGATCTCGGTGGTGCGCCGGGTGACCGAGTCGCAGCACATTTCGATACCCTCGACGGTGATGGGTGCGATGAGATGGGCCATGGTCAGGGAACAACGACAAACTTCCGGGTCTCGGGATACCCGTTCACGCAGACCTTGAACTCCTCCACCTTCAGCGTGTTCTCGCCGGGGGTGGTGACCAGCCCATCCTGCCAGCGGGCCAGTTCGGTGGTGGTCCCGTCGTCATCAAGGAGGATCGCGCCATCGACGCTGTTGCCGACGACACGGATCGTCTCCGGGAGCGGGTCGCCGGGATTTGCCGCCTCGCACTCGACCTGGATCTGCGGCTGTGATTCGCGGCCGGCAATCGAGCGGAACTTCGCAGGGCCATCAGGCGGATCGTCCTCGGGCTGCCCCTCGTCGTCAGTAGGCTCAACCCATACCGGGCATCCCTCGCCGACGTTCTTCCCCCAGAAGTCGAGTTCGACCTCGTTGGCTGCCTGAGCCTCCATGATCCCGTAGTCACCGCGCACCGATCGGAACTTGAAGACGTTCTCGGCCTCCCGGTGCTCCTTGTAGACGCCGGCGCCGCCGCCAAGGTTCTCGCCGGTCCAAAGCTGCGCCCAGTGTTCGATGTCGCTCTGCTGGTAGACCTTCACCTTCGGCGTGCCCTCGTCGTCCTCCAGCTTGAGGAGCTTCACGAAGTACTCGCCCTCGATGCCCGATCCTTCCGGATCGACCGGCGCGTAGTGGACGCCGTCATCGGAAGTGGCGACGACCTCCGGGTCCTCGGTGATCTCGCCCATCATGTCGGTCTTCACCTTGCACCAGAGGGTGTCGCCGATCTTCATCTCGATCTTCGGGCGCGGAATCGTGTCGAGTGTGACGCCATCCTCGCCGCTGCCGGACTTCGGCATGTGGAACTTCACCGCCGGGTGGTCCTCGGTCTTCGGCTTCCGCTCGATGACCCAGCCCTCCTTGATGATGACCTGGTAGGTGTCGCCCTCGCCTTCGGCCGGCTTCTCGATCCCGATCACTGCGAACGGGGGCAGCGACTGGCGCGGGATGATCAGGTTCGACGGCTGCGAGTAGGCGAAGCCGCCCGACGACGCGATGAGTTCTAGGCCGGTCCCCGGGCGCGGGGTGCGGGCCGCGATGGCATCCAGCAGCGTGTTCCAGTCCTCGGCGAGGATCGGATCTCCACGCTTCTTCTTCTGGGGAAGCCGGTTCATGGATCCTTGTAGATTTCCGGGTCCCAGCCGCCCCGGTCGCTGGCGAGCCATTCCATCTCAAGACGGAACGACCTGCCCTCCTGCGTCTGGGTGACGCCGTTGAGCAGCCAGTTCCGCCCGCCCGCGAGACTGGGGGCCGGGCCGGACGGGTCGGCGATGTTGCCGATGTCGTTCAGCTCGCCGGCTGCGGCCGGCTTGTCGCGCACCCAGCTTTCCCGCCACGTCACCCGCGGGCTGTAGTAGCTCGTCTGGCCACGCTCGATCTTGGCGAGGACCTCCTTGCCGCGCTCGCTCTCGATCTTGTCCTTGAGCTTGTTGCCCTGGTCGTCCTTCTCCTTGCCCGCGAGGATCATCTGGAGCGCCTCGCGTTCCTTGGCATCGAGGTTCTTGTAGCGCTGGTGGGTCAGGATCGGCTCTTCGCTGAGCGACAGGCCCATCGTGTAGACCGCGTTGGCCTTCTCGTCCTCCTCATCCTTCTCCTCGGCCCCGGCGTAGTTGCAGGTGATCTCAGCGAGGTCGCCCTCGGTGATGCTGGCACTGACCTGCGAGATCGTGATGAACGGGATCTCCGGGTGGGGCGTGCCCGGTCGCGGCATGAGAGCCACGGCCGAGTTGCGGTGGCAGAGGAAGACCTGGATGGCGGTCCACTTGCCCTCCTTGTCGATGGAAACTGAGTATCCCGGCTGCGGGTAGAGGCGTCCCGGCTGGATGGCAACGTGTCTCGGCATCTTGGCCGGGACGCGGCGTCAACCGAACGCGGCCGTGAGCGTGCCTCCGTTTCCGAGCTTCTTCAGGTGACGGTTGGATTCCTGGAGGAGCCGGTTCGTCTCGCCCGTCAGGCGGTTGTTCTCGCGCTGGGCATCCAGGGCACCGGACGAGTAACCACCGCCGCCCACCTTGGCCAGGGACGTGACGATCGGGGCGAGCCTCGCTTGCTGGGTGTTCAGGCCCGGAGCATTTCCCGCGCCCGTCGCCTCCGCGACCTTGCTCGCCGCCTCCTGAGCGTCCCCCGGCTTCGGCATGGCGTCCTGGATTGTCCGGATGATGCCGACGAGCTTGTCCTGCATCGCGGTGGTGTCGATGAACTCGCCCTTGGCCCCGGCATCCTCGATGGCCTTCGCCGCTGCCGCCGCGAGACGCTCGCCGAGGCCCGATGCCCCCTCGCCGGTGAGCTGGTCCCCGAGTTGCTCCATGCCGTCGAGATCGAGTCCGAAGAACTTCCCGTCCTGGCGGCTGCGGTAGAGTTCGCCGAAGTTTGTGTTCACGTCCTCCGGGCCGAACCCGAGCAGCTTGTCCATGCCGGGGATCTTGAGGATCTGCTTCAAGAGGAGAGCGCCCACCCATTCCATCCCGGCAGAGAGGAAGTTCAGCACCGCCTCCATACCCCGGAAGATCTTGTTGTAGAACTTGATCGCGATGCCGATGTAGAGCTTCCCGAGGTTCGCCCACATCGATCCGTCGGTGAGCGCGTTCCAGAGGAATCCGACCGCGATGCGGAAGCCGTTCACCAGCGAGTTGATCGCCTCGGTGAAGCCGAGCTTCAGGGAGGTCGCGATCAGGTCGAGCATCTGTCCGCTCTTGAAGGCGGCGATGACGAATTGGATGGCACCCTTCACGGCCTCGCCAGCCCGCTTCGCCATCGGCGCGAGCTTCTGGACGAGTCCGATTGCTTCGGCGATGAGCGGCCGGATCGCGTCGTTGATCGGCTGGCCGAGGATCAGGAAGGTCTCGTTGATCGCGTCCTTGAGTGTCGAGAACAGGCCGGTGGTTGTCTGGCTTTGGGCGGCCATCATGCCCGAGAACTTCCCGCCCTCGGAAGTGAGGGAGATGAACGCCTGCTCGATGGCCGGAAAGCCGACCTGGCCGGACTCGACCAGCTTCTTCACCTGCGAGTCCGAGACGCCGAACTGCTTCGCCAGCTCCCGGATGATCGGAATGCCCCGCCCGGTGAGCTGGTTGATGTCCTCGGCGAAAAGCCGCCCCTGGACCCGCGCCTTGCCATAGAGTTCCGCGATCTCGTTGACCGGTGCCTGGATGCCCGCAGACACGTCGCCGATGCGCCGCAGGGTCTCGGGCACGGTGTCGGCACCTTCACCGAACGCGATGAGCTTGCGCCCTGCGTCAGCCAGTTCCGGAAACTCGAACGGCGTCTGCGCTCCGAGTTTGCGGAGCTTGAGAAGCGTCTCTTCGGCCTTCTGTGCATCACCGATGAGCGTGGTGAACGCCACCTGGGTCTGTTCGAAATCGGCGGCGGCATTGACCGCCTTCACCCCGGCCCCGACCGCAGCCGCGCCACCTGCCAGGGCAGTTCCGATGCCAGCCTTGAGCGCCGTGCCGGTCAGCGCGAATCCCTTCTGCAGGGCAAGGGCACCACCCTTGCCGAGGCCCGCGAGACCGGCGCTGGTCAATCGCCGCATCCGGCGGGCGGACGATGCCACGAGGTCGGTTGCACCGGCCATCGCCCGCCGTAGCGCGGTGATGTCGGCTCCGAGGGTGACGGTCATCGAGCTCACGTCTCGTCTTCAGCGTCAACCGCACCACGCCACTGAAGGCGCAGGGCGAGGATCTGTTCCCGGAGGTTGGTGCTGTCAGGATTCTCCGTGCTCCACCGGGTACGGATCGAGTTCCTCCGCAGTAGGCAGTGCTGGTATTGGACGAGCCGCGCCAGCGGCATGAACAGGACCCGATCCTCGGGCCAGCCGGTTTCGGCGGCGATGGCGAACACCTGCGCGGCTACGAAGCCGGGCTCGTCGCAGGGGATGGCTTTTTTCCGCCCAGCTCCGATGCGGGTTCCACCTGCGCGGCCTCCAGTTGCTTCGACTGTTCCTCCAGACGCTTGAAGGCGGTCTGGAAGTCGACCGGGGTGAGGTCGCCGCAGAAGATGAGCGTCTCCTCGCGGAAGCGTTGGTCATCGAAAGACGCCCGCACCACGTCGGGCCAAGCGGCACAGTGAGCGTAGACAAACCCCATCAGCGCGGCGGTGAACTCCGGGGTGCCCTCCTCGGGCATCTCGCCCTTCACCAGCGGGTTGCCGGTGCGGAGCAGCACATCGTAGCTGGCCAGCGAGAGCGGGCGCATCGAGTGGCCGCCGATGATCGTTTCCACGTCGTGGAAGGCGGCGGACAGGAGCTTCTGGCGGTCGGGATCTTCCATGGCTTCAGAGGTTGCGGAGGAACAGATCCTCGGTGCGGGGAGAGGCGTCGAGCGGCAGGAGGGCGATCTTGCCACGGCGTTTCACGCACGCCAGCGGCACGTCCTGCTTCACCTTGTCGACGAGGCGCTCCCGGTTCTTCAGGGCGCACTTAATGTAGGCGAACGGATGCTCCGGATTGGCGAGGTGCCAGGCGTCGTCGTTCCAGGCGGTGATCAACTCCTTGGTCTGGAACTTCCCGTCCGGGCTTTGCGGGACGAAGAACCAGACGACCCGCTCGCCACGGATGCCGTCGCCGACGACACGGACGAACGGCTTTTCGGCCAGAGGAATGCCCACCGCCGCGAGGGCAGCCGCGAGGCAGGTATTGCTGGTGGCGGTGGAGGAAAGGTGGGATACTGCGTTCACCTCGGGATCTCAGGTTGGGGTGATCAAGACCCGCCTCCCGCTGCGACGAACGGGTAGTATTTGGCGGTGATGTCGATCTTCTCGAAGTCCTCGTTGTTCAGGCTCCGGGAGATCTGGTTGACGATGGTGGTGCCGCCGCTGCCGTTCAGGTGGCCGGGCACGGTGTTGGCGAGCGTGAGAGCGGCACCGACTTTTCCGGCGAACGGGGTGTCCTTCGACACGAGGCCCGAGAGCTTCACCTCAGCCATCTCCTGGTAGAGCGCGAGGCCGATGATTTCGCCGCCCTTGTCGAGGACCGGCTTCTCCTGGTTGGAGAAGTCGAACGACAGGTCGGTGATCAGGATGCCGGATTCGTCCTGGGGAATCCCCCAGTTGCCGGTCGTGCCCAGAAGCGATGCGGCCATTTGACCGCTGCCGGGATGTCAACCGTCACACCGCGGAAACGACCGCCTCGTAGCTGACCACCGTTTCGCGTCCCCGGGATTCATCCGGAACGGTGGACGAGTCGCGGAGCAGGAGATCGTGCAAGCAGAACGTGTCGTCGTTCAAGTCCGCCTGGATGGCCGGCACCCCGGCCAACAACCTCACCAGCTCGCAGGTTCATACGG